TGGTAACTGATGCCGCGCCCGTCATGGCTCCGCTGATGCGACTGCCAAGCGCGATGCAAGCAAGCAATGCGTCCGCACGGTCCGGTGACTTCATACTTTTCGCTGCCATCTTTTCCTTTGATTCGACGCGCAGCTTGCCTGTTTCGTTCCACTCGCTTTTCCGTGTAGTGATCTGTGAGAATGTCATCGGATCCAGTTCGCCGACGTGGATTCGTCCGCGCTCCAGCTCGCGACTAGCAACGTGCCACACCTGCGCGATAAGGTTTGCGTATTCGTCTTTTTCGCTCGCAGGCTTGCCACCGTGGAAGCGGTTGATGTGCCAGCCAAGCTCGGCGAACTGGTCACAGAAGCCGGTGCCAAGTCCGTCTGCATCTCCCCATACTTGCCCAGCGCTTAGTCCTTCGGCTTCAAACATTCGTATAAACTCCCGTGCCGCCTGCACTGTGTCCCGCTCCTGCCATGCTTTGACGATGCGAGCGTGATTGCCGCGTCGAATTGCCAGAACGTTTTCGTCACGCCCTGCTGCGAAGTCGCAGAATGCCACTACCTCACCGAACGGCGCAGGCTTAGGCTGAATGTCCAGTGCGTTGCGTAGCAAGTCCGGTGCGAGAACCAAGCGGTCGAAGTCCTCGGTAAACTCGGCGAGATGCTTGGAACGGTAGAGCGGATGCGATTCGCCATATTTCAGGCGATCCAACTCCCGCTTCTCCGCGCTGATGTGTGCGCAGTCTGTCGATGGAACTCGGATCGTCTTGTAGAGGCTCGCGTTCTTGTGGAATGAATCGTAGAACTGACCGCGCGGCGCTCCCGGGGATGATACCCAAAGCTCGAACTTCCGCGTGCATCGGTCGAACGCCTCGAAGATGCAGTCCGGCACCGTCTTAGCCTCGTCGATGATGAGGAACACGGGATCGACATCGCCGCCAATTTTCGGGTGATGTCCTTCCGCTCGCCCTGAGTTGTCGGTCGAGAATCCGAACGCATAGCCACCCTCGGGTGTGCGCAGTTCCTCGGACATGAAGCGCCAATGCGGGAAGCGATGCTGATAGACTTTCACCGCGCCCCAGAGCTGCTTCTCGATCTGCATCCATGATCCACTCGTGAAGATGCACTGTCCGCGCGGGAACTCATGCAGGAACCAGAGCACAAGCGGAGCCACAAGGCGCGCCGTTTTGCCGCTGCCGTTCGCCGCGACTACACTCGTCGGCTGTTCCATCGCGACCGACTCCATGGCTTCGCACTGCCAAAGGTATGGCACAATGCCTAGAACTCGAACGCAAAACTCAGTCGGAGTCATTTTTATTCCAGTGGTATGCGTCAATCCAGTTGCGAAAACCAAGCAATCTAGATTGTTCGTCTGCCCATGCGTCTAATTTGTCGCGATCTGACTCTTTTAGCATTGTCGGATCATCGCACATCATCAGTTGAGTTATCAAATTGAGAATTTCTATTGTCATGATTTTTTTGCCTTTCCTTTGGCTAGTTCAACGAGTGCGGCAAGATTGCCTTCTTGCTCAGGTGAGAGTGAAACAGTCGCTTGAGTAATCGGTGCGCCGTCTGGTCCGCTGATTTCTTGGCGAACCATGTCGCCGTAACGTTTCGGGTCCCACTTCGCGAGCAGCTTGAGACGTGTCTCGACTTGTAGCTTGCGATGCCCCAACATGTCGGCACGTTTGATCCTCGGACCGTCTGGCGTGTCGGTATGCTCGATGCCCTCCAATGGCGTGTCGGCTATCCTCAGCGCCTCCATTGCTATCGCGTCGAATCCCAGTTCTCTCGCGCGTGCGATGTCGCGTGAAAAGGTTTCGTCATTTCCCATCCAATCCCGCACTGTCGAGTCAGCAATGCCAATTTCACGACAAATGACCGTCAATGGCGTTCCTTTTGAGATTCCGTCGAGGATCTTGTTTTTGCGCTCATCGTTCGCCAAAGTTGGACGCCCTCGAACCTTCTTCCCTTGATTTTCCAATGGGTCATTTTTTTTTGCTTGACGTGTTTTCATGGGTCGTTATAATCTTGGTTATGTTGCCTCTTTGATCTATGGAACAACGTCGATCGTATCCATAGCAAGAACGCTGTTGAGAGCCAGCACTGGATCAACGCCGTAAGAGATTAGATCATCTACCGCGTCGTTAACTGAGTCGTATTTACCCAGCGCAAGATCGTCGATGATCTGATTGATCATTTTTAAGTTTTCAGCCATCCGATTTTTATGAATATGTTTTCGATTTCGTTGTAAAGCGGGATAAAGTCATCATCGTCCCATTGTACAGGATAGCTCTTTCCGTCCTCAGGCTTTCCTTGTCTGCTTCTTAGAACTGCAATCATTTCAGGGTTTTTTGACTTTGTGGCGATATATTGCGCGTATGCTCTCGCAAATATCTCATGATTTGACTTCAAGTATGACTTTGATCGCTTGATCAACCATGAAGAGTCAATTTCTTTGATCTTGTTGCTGTTTTTCGCTAGCTTGATGAATTTCTTGAATAGCGGAGAATATGACGCGTATGATCTTTTACTCCTCAGCGGAGCAACTGCCTCAGGTATTTCCCTGAATCCCCTATTGTCCATCCAGTGTCCCATTTCGTGAGTCAATGTAAGCGGGATTGATGCCTCCTTGTAAGTTGTAATGTAATCATTCCATGGAGCGTATTCTCCATTTGTAGATCCTCCTTTTTCTATGTGTGTGATTTTTGTAATTGGCAGCGGACCGTCTCCATGAATTGAGTCGATTGTCTTTGTCACGTTCTCCCATTTACGAATCACTGTTTCCCTGTCCCCGATGATCGTTTTGAATTCGACTTTACTTGATACCTTAGATCCTGCTGGAGTGGTTTTTGCTGCCTTTGTTTCTGCCTTTGTTTCAGTCTTTGGAGTTGCCCTTTTTCTCGCCGCCTTGCGTGATGTAGTTGGCAAAGGCTCTGATACTGGAATTGGTGCTGCAATCGGTTTGTAGTTGCCGCTTAGCGCCTGTCTCAGCGCGTCGAGTGTGGGTTTGCCGTCTCTTCCGATTGCCTGCGGTCCGAGCCTGTCGGTGATCGTCTGCCGTGCCTCGTTTGCTAGTTCGGGCGTGAGATCATCAATGTTCGCATCGACTCCAGCGTTGAATTGCTTTCCGAGGTCAACGCCGAATTGAGCGACGTTCGGAGCTTTGACTCGTTCGCCTTTTCGGACCAGACCGCGGCGCTCGGCTTCGGCACGTTTGACCGGCTCCTGAATCATGTAGCTATTGAAGCCGAACGGACCCCATGGCACGTCGAAGCCTCCGATGTCCGCTGCGTTTTGGAACTGCCAATAGGCGTAGTCATCCCATCGTCGAACGTCACCCTCAGCTTCGACATGGCGCTGCCGCTTGATGCGCGCACCCGGGCGTCGAACGAAGCGTGCCGCGGGGTTGAGATTGAGCCAGTCCTCATTGCGCATTCTGCCCTGCCACTGAGCGAAGGTTGAAGCCTGTTCGAGGTTGGTGTTGTAAATGAGTTGTAAGCGAGCGTTTGAAATCACGTTCGTGATCTTCTGGTCCTTGTAGTCTGCAGGCGTTGCCAGTCCTTCTTGGATCAAAAACTCTGCCGACTTCTCTCGGAACTTGGCGAGTCCCGTCTCTTTATAGGCTGTCACGATCTCGCCCGTGTTAACGTCCACGATCTCCTCTGTGGCGTCCGCTTGCCAGTCCAGCAACATGTTCCGCATCTTGTTGAGAACGCGCGCTGAGGTCACTGTGGCGCTGAAAAACGAACGATTGCGGATTGCCGGTGCCATCGCTGACCACTCACGCCAACGAAACCACGAAGGCGTCACTTTGCGCCGTGATAGGTTTTCGATTGCTTGGAGAAATAAGTTCATCTCGTTGATTCTGCGCTGGTCAGTTCGGCGATTGCTCGCTTTCCTGCTGTGGTGAGGTGGTATGTCGAAGGTCTGCCAGCTCGCTTTGCGATGTAGCCTTTTTGCGTCAGGCTCCAGAGCTTGTTGTTGACAAAAACCAAGCTTGCTTTGGCTTGCGTGGCGATTTCGCGCATAGTTTTCCCATCGGTAATGACGAAGATTTGAGCTTCGCTGATTCCGATTCCGAGCATGTAGAGTTTGCCAACAATGGCATGAACCGTGGTAGTGGTCACGCAAGCAACATACAGAAATTCGAGCGGTTGGCAAGCGTGAAATGTTGCGAGTTCGCCCCCTATCCCGCCGCCTGAACATTGACGGGTATAGGAGGCATTAGTTCCCGTCAGTCACTCGACTGGGAGAGTGTTAGCGCGGTTTTTGCCGTATCGTATGCCTTGATCATGGCACGAGCCTGTTCGATCTTGCGGCAGTTGTGCATAACTGTGGTGTGATCCGTGCCGAAAACGGTTCCGATGCGTGACAAGACCCAGCCTCGGTCGCGCATGACAGCCTGCACTACTGCACGAGCGTCTGCAACTTCTTGCACTCGGCTCTTGCTGGTGATTTCGTCTTGGTCAACGTCCATTTCTGCCGCTACGATTTCGATGATGTCTGAGATTTTCATGGCTTTTGTTTGTGTCGTCGTGCCATGCCGTACCACGATACTTCATAGGCTCTCTCCCATGCGGGGTTCCGATTGGCTAGCAATACCCACCAGAAGCTCCTGCGCTTGCGGAAAAGATGAGATACTCGCGCTTGCTTTTGTTTGTTAGTCATTGTCCTTTCTCCTTCCATTGCCAAGTTGTTTTGCCGTCACTGTCAACCGCATATTCAGCGTGTCCGCGCTCGATGGCTTGCTTGCGCAAGTCAGCACTAGTATAGTCATTAATAATTACATACACGCCGCCACAAAGAACGATGACCATATACACCAAAAAAACGCAATCTAGAAAATCAAATTTCATAGCTTCTCGCCTCCTTTCTCTGCTATAGCTTTCCATGCAAGTGCATCCTGCCATGCAGCGCGGTAACAATCAGCACGGCTCCAGCATAAGCCATCGCCTTTTCTGAGGTGATTCTGATACGCGATCTTGCAAGCGTCATCAATCTTTTTGCTGGTTTCAGCAACATTATAAAGGATTACCATTTCGGTATCGTCACCGATAAGGTTAGCATGCTGCGCTAGCACGTCCGCTAGTGGCTCGCCTTGTGGCTCAACCCACTCCATCAAGCTCTCTTTCCAGTCGTCGGCGTAGGGTGGGTGGTCTAGGTTAATGGCGTGTTCACCAATATCTGGATCAAACGCAAAAATACCAACATCTGACGTGCCTGTCGTGTCAGGTTCTCCATCATAATGCCAAACGGCTCCATCTTCGTCCTGAGCAATGTATTTTGGCTTCTCAATCCCCGCTGCTTTGCACGCAGCAAGCAGGGATTCCGATAGTTGTTGTTCTGGTGTCATAATCTCGATAATTGGTATTTCATAAAATCCGCTTGCGTCAATAACCCGCTAATTTCTGCCTGCTTGCGCTCGATCTGACTGCGTTCGTCGATTGGAAACGATGCGAACTCTGGTCGCTGCATCGTCGCCTCAAGCTTGTCGCATTGAGCCAGCAGCTCAGCCTCCAGCGCGGTGGCTAGCTCTAGTGCTCGTTCACTCATGTAATTCTCCTTTCAAGGCTGCTAGAGCTTTGTCTAATCCCTCAGCCAACGCATCGCGCTGCTTTGTCATGTCGGATAGCTCGCATTCTAGCTTCTGTGCGTCCTGAATCGGCACCATGTATTCGCCAGAGAAAGCCATGCGCGAGGCTGCGTCTGTGCGCGGTGTATCACTCATGCGAGCCTCCTTTCTTGGCAACAAGTTCTCTCAGCTCAATACGTAGAGAGCAAGACGAGAAATTGTCATCTTCGTCAAATTCTCGTGGTTTTGCCTCTTCGATTCGAGCATCAATGTATTCGATCAATTTATTAAGTAGTTCTTCGTTCATCGTTGGTGTAATATTGAAATTAGAATTGAATAAATAATAACGACTGCCGTAAATATTACGACTCCGATTTTCCAGTCTAGATTAGTCCCGTGCATCACTCCCTCCTTTCTGACCGTATGCGCTTCCCTGCGCGTCCATGCCGTCGAGGTCGGTCGGTGGCAAGCAATAGCTGGTATCATCCCCGCGGTAGAGATGGATCAGCACGCGCAGCCATAGCGCGGCGTGAATGACTGCAATCAGGATCGCGATGATCGCAATCGTTAAGATGATTTGGTCGATGGTGGTCATTTTTCTGAGTTTTCTTTGCTGAGGGTTTCGATCTTCTGCGTGAGCCAGCCGAGCGTGATCGCGTCGCTTGCTGGTGATGGGTTGTATATTGCTTTGCGCAGATCCTGCATTGCGAATAGCAGCAGGAGCTTGGCTTCGGCTTCGGTTAGTTTTTGGATGTGTTCGATCATGGTGGTAGTTTGTTGAGTTTGCGCGTAGCAGTCGCGCCCCTGATTGCGGTTATTACTTGCTTGCGAGTTCGCGTCCTGCGTTGATTGCAGCGTCACCCATGCGAGTGTTACCTTTCAGGATTGCGTGACTGTGCGCCACTGTGCTTGCTCCTTCGCCGTGCGTGTTGTGCTGCTCAAATGCTGCAATGCAGATTTCGATTCCGTATTTTGCGATTGCGTTTTTTGTTGCTGGTGTAAGTTTCATAATGTTGCGTGTTCGGTTGTTGCCCTGCGGCGCGCTCACAATACACTGATTCCTTGCAAATTGTAAAGCGATTTCTGCAAGAAAAGAGAAAATAGTTCTCTATCCTTTATTTACCAATGGTTTTTTCTTGCTCTTTTTTTCCGTTGTAGCGGTTTTTTAGCTGGTCGAAAGCACCTTTCAGCAAGATTTCCACTATTTTTGAGACGCTCATTCCTGCCAGCTCGGCGATCGCCTTTGCCTCGCCGATAAGCTCCGGCGGAAGCGTGAGCGTGACGTTCTCGCGCTTGGCACCGGCTTTTAGTTTTGGTCTGCTCATTTTGTTTCTGTGGTTAGTCTATTTGCTGCCGCAATCGCTCTGGTGAGCCGTGGATGCATCATGCTCGCGCCTTCGTGTCTGCTGATCTCGTCGGTCAAGTTCCGCAGTGCTGCCATTGCATCGTTTAGCTCTCGCTCTAGTTGGCGAGCAAAGTCTGCCCACGCAACGGGATTGATACATCCGTCTTCAACTTCATCCGTCCTCGGCGTGTCTGATTCTGTGTTCATTGTTCTGTTGGTTTGTAGTTTGCAAAAACTTCCCACATGGCAATCAACCTTGGAATGGTTTTTAACCCTTCTTCAATGCCTACGATATAGCCATAATTCAGCACCTGAATCCAGCTTTCATCTTTAGCCTCTCCGCAAAGCTCAATCTCGAAAGATTCTCGACCTTCCCATTGTGAGACGTTAATGGCTACTTGGATTCCCGCTTTGTTATCATTGCAATTGCATCGTGTTGGTGTATCAAATCGCTTGTAAAAGCATCTTGATGTTGGCTTGAGTCTGTTAGGAAATTCTATCCAGCCTTCGTTTTTTAGGTGTTGTATTGTGTTCATTTTGTTTTGGTTCTGTGGTTAAAAGTTCGGGCTGTCATCCGTGTCGGTTTTCGTCGGATCGAAGCCGAGGTAGGATCGAAAGTCCAGCCCATCGCCGAGGTGACCGAGTTTCGCTCTGGTTTGCTCTTTGATCTGCGCATGTAGCGCGTCCACTTCCTGCCGCCCTGCGTAGTATGCCGTTTGCTGAGCCTCAGCGTGCTTTTCCTCGCGTTCTGCGTTTCGAATAGATAGATTATACCCCCGCGCCACTAAATCGCGAATTTCGGCACTTGTGAAGCCCATAACGAATCCTGACATCTGCTCGCCGAGGATCATGAGCTTTTTCACCTTTCGAGCTTCGCCATCTCTCCAGATTGCCTTCGGTGTGAAAAGGTTACTCTTTCGCAGGTCGGCAATGAAGTTTTGCCTGTTTTTCGGGTCTTTGTGGAAGTTATCGAGT